CACCCAGTCGACTTGTCCTTTCTGCTTAGCCCACCACTCAAGGTCTACGATGTTCTCTTCACAGTTATTTGTTATTACATCAGATACACTGGCCTTTCTTACTTGTTTTTCAAGTGCTCCCTCGGGATCGAACGGTAAGAGTATTACTCCATCAACGAGCCCCGAGTTGCGGATAGGATCAAAGATGTAACGAGGAACGCAGTAAAAGTTAGACATGTCGGAACAGTTGCTGGATAAGCTTAAGTCTCACCTAACACTTGAGCAGAAGTTTACCCACCGTGCTTTTCTAGATGGCATTGACAAGCTTAGTCCTAAAGAGTCTCGGGAGGTGTTGGAGGTCGTTTATGCAAACTATTTGATACGAGCAAAGCTCCTAGAGAATATTATAAAGTACTGTGTAGCATATGATGTTAATCTCCCTTCGTTCGGCGATTTGCTAGAGATGTAGGCACAAAAAAGAGGCGCCTTGCGACGCCCCCGTGGCGAACATCCAAGCAGAGCTTAGCTTAAAAGTCGAGACCGGCGGCCTGGAGAGCTGCCTTTTGCTCTTCCGTTAGCTCTTTCTTACTAGAACTCTTCTTTGCAGCCGGCGGCTCTGCCTCACTGGCTTTTGCTCCAGGAGCACCGGCCCCTGCGGGCAGTGCTGCAAGACCGGCAGGTGCAGTACCTTCTAGCCGTTTCGGGTTAGCTTCGATAAAAGCTTCCTTAATGGCTGCGTGGTCTTCTCCCAAAGGAAGCTCAACCAGATGAGCGCCGGAGATAGTACTGCGTAAAGCAGATGCCACCAGATCTCCTGAACCCGACTCAAGCCAGGCACTGATATCTTCGATAAGTTTCTGCTCTTCATCCGTTTGAGCAGGACGATCCCGGAACTCTAGAACGTTGTAGTTGATCTTGGCGCCGTCAGCACCAGTCATCGGGTCCCTTTCGTTGAAGGACTTCTGGACGAATTTCGTCTCAGTGATGATCTCACCTACGTTAATACGGTTGTTGTAGAGCGTCTGGAAGTACGAGATGAAGTTCCTCTGAGACGATTTACCACTGATGATGCTAGTGCATACACAGCGAGGTGGAAGGAGACGATGATTAGGTGTGACACCAATGTAAGCAATACGAATAAACTCCTCATGCGATCGCATACCGAGGTTGCCGAAATACGGCGTGAACCCAAGAAGCACGAACGAAATCGGAATCCCATTCCCGTTGCTGTCGACGATCGCCGCCTCAGAGTCAGTATCGGATTTCCAATAGCGGCTTTGAAGATCGATGCGGAGCGTGTGCGGCGGGACTTGGCAGAGTATCTCATCAGCCGAAAATTTGCCAGCAATAAAAACCATGACCGTAAATCAGAGAGAGAAGTCCAGTGAACCGAGAGCAGCCGTGGATACCTTACCTTTATCAGGATCAGCAGCCTTGGCAGGAGCAGTTTTTTTACTGCGAGGGAGGTAGAGAATCTTCTCGACCCCGTAGTTAAGATACTTCCGATCTTCTTTTTCGCTAGTGCTTACGCGACCTACTGCGATCGTAGGTGTGCCTGGTGCAAGCTCTGCAAGTTGTGAGGATAGGGCGTCCCAGGCGCTGAGTTTAAACCACGACGTCTCACCTTTTTCGTCTTGCCAAGCAAGCGAGCGGTTGGTCACAGTGTTATCACCCAGCTGAGTTTCCTCGGTGACGGGACCTAGCCCACCCGTGGATACAAATAGGTTTACAGCGAGCAGATCGTCCCAGTTATCTTTGGTGACAATCAGCATCGGCTGCATCTGCAGGACGCCGTCTGGTGTTGCCTTAGTAGGACCGATAGCTAGTACAGTTTCTTTTTCCTTAAGGGTCTTAAGGATCTTGGCACTGTACTGATCTTCCTTGGTTGAAAGCTGTACCTTTGTTGAGACACGTCTGTCGCTTGAAGGAAGAGACTCAGCTAAGACATGTACGACTTTGTTTTCGTCAGTCTCCGCAGCATCAGTGATGCGCAGACCCAGAGTGAAGATGTTCACGGTTGAGTGCTCGGTAGATCGTTGATCGGTGTACCTTGAGTGCCTTAGCAATCTCCCTGACGGGGACGCCTTGGCTGGAGAATGCTAGTACCAAATTGGTGTCTGCATCTCCAAGCTTGGACGCCTTCATTTTTTTGTAAGAGTTATGGTAAGGATTGATACACAGCCGGTTCCCGCACGACGGCTTGACGCACCCGTCCTTATTGATTTCAAGATAATCCAGTATCAACGGGCGCACATAGTACTTGTTACCTAGCGCATACAGCACGGGGGAGCCGTTGCAAAAGGAGCCCTGCCACTCATCACAAACACCGTGCTCGAAGTCGCTTGCTGCGAGTCGCCTGAATAAGGTGGATAAGGTCGTGTCTTTTATACCTTTGTACGAGAGGGAGAATGTATCTGCCTGCAGAGCCCTAGCAATGTCCGAAGCCTGGGCTTGAGCGTGGTTGGAGTCGTTCGCGCTTATGGCTAGCTCTAATCTTTTTGTAGCTCGTTCTAGTACTAAGCAGTAATTAGTAGACGTCATTCGGCTGGAATTCTGCCGCTTCGATGATACGCCTACGATCTTCTTCGTTGGCAGCAAAAATGGGGTACAGCCCGAGCCATACCCCAATGCGACCTTCCAACAGACGTTTGATAAGGCTCATGACTGAAGCCGTGTCTCTTTTCAGGCTAGCTGCATCTCGCTTAATGCGACACCCTCAAACCAAATTGAGTGCTTCGCGTGCTTTGAGGCCCACGTGTAGGTTTTCTCTTTTGATCTGATCCTTGATTTGTTCGTCGGTAAGACCAGCTTCTCGTGCGCGAAGCAGCGCCTCGTACCCAATAGTACCCTCGTTACCATTAGGTCCGATGAACACCGTCAGTGTTTCTACGCTAGCCATTTGAACTAGGTTATTAAAGACTCGCAGATTCTACAGACCTAAGGAAGATCGTGCAGCTGCACCAAAACCTAAACCTTGGCTGGCAGCCATTTTCCTGATATCGCTATCAGACAAACCTGAAGAGCGGGCTCTGTTAATTGCTTCCAGGCCCAGTGTTCCTTGATTGCTACCTGCGCCACCTATGAAACTACTAAGGTTCGCAGAAGGAGCCGAGCTGCTAGGCGCGGCCTGTTGACTAGCCGAAGGAACTCCGAGCTGACTTGCAGCACCTGAACCGAAGCTCAAGTTCTGCTGGGAAGCTAGGTCGCGAATTTGAGTATCCGACAATCCAGCTTGACGAGCTCGACTAACTGCTTCCAGACCAAGTGTTCCGGGGTTAGCACCAGAAGCTGCGCTGCCGATGTACTGGTTTAGGTCACTGACCTTGGACACACCCAGCTGACTTGCAGCTTTTTCGCCGAACCCGACACCCTGTTCTTTTGCGAACTGTTTAATCAGGTCGTCGCTCATACCAGCCGCCCTGGCCTTATCAAGGGCTTCGAGGCCGATTGTTTTCCCTTCTGCTAAAGGACCCTGGTACTGAGTTAGTTCACTGAGCCCCAGAGTCTTAGCTGCTTGATCACCAAAACCGATACCTTCTTCTTTTGCTTTTGCAAGAATATCCTCTTGCGAGTAACCGTACTCCATTGCACGACCAAGCCCCGTGGCCCCGATGACACCCTTAGAGGGGTCTCCCATTTCTCCGATAAAGCTGCTCAGAAGACGATTAGCCTTCGTCAGACGATTAGCCTTCGTCTCAGTTTCCGGCTCGGTTGTGGGTGTTTCGGCAGGTAACGTAGGTACTCCTTCCGCAAGCTTGAAGATACTAGAGGTTACAGTTCGCGCTGGATTCTTTGCTGCTTTGTAGGTCAGTGTGCTGGGGCTACGTCCTTTGTAATAGGTAGTAGTTTGCTCAGGCGATAGGAATCCCTGGAAGCCACCTCCCTCACCATCTTCGTCTTTAAATAACCCCGCTAAGTCGATACCGAACATACCGCCAGCAGCCCGCCCACGTCTACGCAGACCAGGCAAGCCGAAGCTAGCAGCAGTGTTTCCCGTAGACGCGGCAGGAGTAGAAGTCATGGACCTTTAATATCGACTCAGACGTCGGTTAAGCGACGTCAACTAGCCTAAGTATAAAACAGTTTAGTGCTGTCAGTTGTCTCTAAATTCTGGTGTTTTGAATCCTGTGAACAAAGGTGCTGCTTTTTTCTCTTTGGCGGGGGTTTCGAAAGTTTTGAAGCCGACAAATGGCGCAGCCGCCTGAGTGCCGCCGACTGCGCGAGCTCCCTCTTGCTCTGACGCAGAGGACTTTACTTTCTGCAGACTCGGAAAGTACTCAAGCAAAGCAGATTTACTTTCTTTCTCCGTGACTAAGGGCACACCAAAAAAGTCACCTGCGAATCGAGTAGCCACGTGGGGGTCCCTGCTTACTAACTATTCTCAATAAAGAAGCGCTTTAAGTCAAAGCCAGGCCCGACTGTTCCTTTCAGAACACGCATAGTCATTTTAGCCTTTTCGTGACAAGTGAAGTAGAGTGCTTTTTCTTTATCAGCCGTGTAACTTACTAAGTTTCTCCTCTCCTTGTCTAGACAGTCACTAACATACATAGAGTTCTTTATTATTACCCACACCTCTTGGAAACGCAGGAGCGGCATTGCCTTGGTCTCGTCGAGGGTGTACAATCTCGACCTCAAGGTTACCTTTTTATTAGTTTTTTTGACTACACATTTTTTAGTTTCTTCTGGGTTTTTTCTGATTTCTTTACAATCCTGAGGCTTAGGCAGCTCTAGCTGTCGCTTGAGGCTCCGAGCTTTATTTGCTGCTTCAAGGGCGCTTCCGAACACTTCTATCGTTAAGCAGACACCTGCGCTCATACGAACGCAGCCCACGTAACCCTCTTCGGTTTTAGCCGTAAAGATATCTTTTTCCTTGACTGTGTCTAGGTTTCGTATCTCTACAGAGGTCTTCGACTTCTTCTTAGGTGCCTGAGGTTTGCTCTCAGCTTTTACGGGGTTCACTTCTTGCGAGGCAGCGTGGAGCTTTAAGCGCCCCTGCTCATGCTCCATTGCCGATTTCAAGTGATCCCACAGAACCGATGCGTAGTGTCGGCGGTCCCCACGACTATTAGTTTTGACGAAAACTTCTTTAACAGTGCCGACGCGAGTCTCGTGCACGTAACTCGCCACCGTATCCCTGACCTTCTTATCGGCAAAGGGGCTTACGAATGCAATGTTTTTTACATTCTCGGTTACTCGGTCCCCCACCTTGAATTTGCTGGGGGACATCGGGCGAATTCGCTTAGTAGTTTTACTCATTTTTCAGACCAAGAATCTCCGTGACTGGCGTCTGCTTTAGCAGGAACCTCTTTTAAAATTGTCTCAGCTGCCTCTTTCATACAACGCTCAAGTACTTCTTTGTAGTACTCGACTTTGTCGTCGGCAGCTTCAAGAACAATTTCATCGTGGACACAGGCAACTAGGTGAGCTTCATCACCTAAGTAGGAGTTAAGTTTCGCTAACGACAGCTTAAGGATATCAGCTCCAGCGCCTT